CGCCCAGCTCGCAGGCCGGAGCCTTGTTCTTGGCCCAGCGGAAATTGCTGAGACGCGGGTAATCCGGATCGCCGTTGTAGTACTCGATATCGCAAAGCGTGCCAACCGTTGGCGGACAAACAACGCCGCGCTCCGGGCCGCCCCAGAGAATCGGGATCTCGATACGGGTAATGACCGGCTCATTGGCATCATCGCTATCATCGTTGCGCAGCGGCTGCACATCCGCCCAATAGGAGCCGTCCGAGGCATACGCCTTGACAACCCGCCCCTTTTTCACGACGCGGTAATAGTGGCGCAGATCCGGCATAACCAGCTCGAATACCCGCTTCAACAGCTCTTTCAGATCCACGGATTTACCCATGTTCCACCCCGTACCAGGCGAACGTCCGGACGCGATCAGGAGTCCCTTCGTGGCGTACCCGGATGGCCCGGTGCACGCTATCAATATTGCGCGTGTCATCAACCAGCCTGATCAGCCGGGAGTGATAAAGATCGGCCAGCAGATAGGTCTCGATCTTCCCCATACCGGAGTAGAAATCGTTCGGTTCATGATCGATCAGGTTTTCAGCGGTGGCAATGGAGACGGTATCGCCGGGCTCGTCAAAATCGCCCCAGTTCACCCCGTTCTTCCCTAGCCAGAGCGCCCACTTGCTCATGTCCAGGTCAAAGGCTTCGCGGCAGCTCTGCTTGACCTGGCGAATGAGCTGCCAGACCGGGATATTGGCGGCAGAGATGCGGGGGAGCACCATACCGGTTGCGCCGATCCTGCCGACGTTCAGGCCGGTTTGGCGAATGGCCCAGGCAATGAGCGCCTCCGGAGTCTCGTTTTCCCAGCTCTGCTTTACCCGGATTTCAGTCAAGGGGCGGGAACCATCAATACAGCGGATCTCCAGCTGATCGGCAGTCTGGCCGGGAAAGCGGCTCGCGACCGTACCGGCCCAGGTAACAGGAGCCTGATTGCGATACCCGAGGCTGATCGAGACCTGGTCATTCAGCTTGATACTTTGGTAAAGCTCGCCGGTCGGGTCAGGCAGGGTGATTCCGGCCCGGCCCAGGGGATAGTGGCGCAGGGATTCAATCCACCAGGAAGGGGCGCGGAAAACTTCCAGCTCGCCAATGGTGATGTCAACGCGGACGCCGGAGATCTCCATTTAATTACTCCCCGCATTCAGGCCGGCCATAAACGGATTAACCGGCTCGGCAACAATGGCCGGGCTGGCTGCCGGGGTCGCCTTAACAGCCGGAGGCGGCGCGCCAACTGCCGCCTTGCTGGCGTTGACCTGCTTTTCCCGCTTAACTATGGCCGGGAGATGCTCGGTAAAGGAGAGGGTCACCAGGATCTCATCGGTCTGGTTATCTTCATTCGATTCCAGCCCAGCGAAAACAACCTTACTCACTCCACGGGCGCGGAGATGGCGATTGGTCACCTCGAAAATCCGGGGGTTCGCGCCGGCATCCGGCCCCTTGAAAATACCGTTAATCGCCATCAGTTTTGAGTAGCAGTCCCCCTGATCGTCACAGGTCAGATTCAGCGTCAGGGTTACGTCAGCATCCTCCCAACCAAGCGGAATCTTTCTTTTGCCGCTCTGGTTATCATGATGGGATTTATCAAAGCGCACCCCGGCGCTAACCCGTTGCGTGACAAAGAGGCCGGGGAGCAGCATCCCGCCGATCTTTACCTCACCATCCTCAAAACTCAGGTAGCCATCAAACATCGTACCCCTCCACCAGCGCCTGTAGCTGCTTGATGAAGTCCGCGCCGTTGGCGACGCCGGGCAGCGCGATATTACCGATATGGATAACTACCTGGCGGCTGCCATTCGAGCCGGAGCGGTTTACTTCCGTTTGCTGGTTTGCAGCGGCTGGCCTGGCTGCTGCCGGGGCAGCTGCCATCTCCATCTGCGGGACGGTAACGGCGGGAATTTGCGGCGCGGGAGTAACTGCCAGATTGGCAGTCAAAGCTGCCCCGGCCAGTGCGCTCGCCATGGTTTTCTGCAAGCCGGGAGCCGCGCCGAGAATCCCGGTACCCAGGGTGGACATGATCCTTGATCCGGAAAGGGTCAGCTGGGAAAGCGGCCCTTCCTTGGCGTCGGAAAATGGCAGCAGGTTGCGGACTTTGGCGAAGATTCCCTTGATGGCGTCAACCGGCCTCATGGCCTGGGACTTGATACCATCGACCAGGGTGGAAATGAGCGAGCGGCCAGACTCGAACATATTCAGCCAGCCTTTAAGAGTGGCCAGCTTCAACAGGTTGCCGATAAGAAAACCGAGGAAGAAATTGAAGAACTGGATAGCGGTGCGGACTGCTTCAAATTTGGTATAGAGCCACACCAAAGCAGCCACAGCGGCAATAACGGCAGCAGGTATCCAGGTGATCGGAAACAGCGCCACATAGAAGCCCCAGGCAGCAGTCGTTGCCGTTGCTATCGCGCCGGAAACCAACCCGAAGCCGATTACCATTGCGGGAAAACCAAGGCCGATCATTCCAATAACTACCGCCAGACCGCCCAATATAAACAGTAAACCTGAAAAAACCGCCAGGCTCACCATGATTATCCGTGTCAAATTACCGTGCTTTTCCGCGAACTGCTGCAATACCAGGATGCCATTAGCGAGCCCGGCAAACAATGGCGCCAGAATCGGAATCAACTGCTTACCGAGACTCTCAGCCAGGTTGTGTATCCGCTGGCCGAGGATTCCCATACCTGCGCCGATATCCTGATTCATGGCGCTGGCCATCTGCCCTGTCAGTACCGTGCCGGTTTTCATTGCATCAGCCATCTGCTTGATATTACCGGTCAGCGCCCCGGCCTTATCGTACATCTGGGCAATCAGCCGGTATGATTCATCACTGAATGCCTTCTGCAGAACAGCGCTATCCATACCATTCAGATCGCCAAACTTGCCGCGCAATAAGCCCATTATAGAATCAATACTTTTCATGTTTCCGGCAGCATCATAAAAATTCAGGCCCAGCTCCTTTGCAGCCTTAGGAGCGTCCCGGAAAAATGCCTTATACGCCGTTCCGGCCTCCCGGCCTGACATGGTCGCCTGTAACATTCCCAGTACAGCCAACTGTTCTTCCAGCGGGCGTTTTGCCACAGTTGCCGCTGCGCCAAGATTCTCTATTGATCCGGCCATACCTGACCCGGTCGTCTTAAACGCTTGCACAGCTGCAGCAATCCCGCCTGAAAACATCTGCCCAAACTGCATGTCTGACAGCGCGCTATACTGGTCTTTATAAATGCCGTAGGCCGTAGCAAACAGACTGGTCATCTCGGCAGTGCTACTTTTCGTTGCTTTACCTGTCAACGCCGCCAACCGGGTAAATTCAGCAACACCGGAATCAGATAATGATGAAATCCCGCTTTTAATGTCATACGCCGCCGCAATAAACTGAGCCTTTGTAGTTCCGGCCCAATTATTACTGAATTCCGCACCGGCCACTTCCAGCGCCTTCATATCCTTAATCCCGACAGATGCCAGCTCACCCAGGGCTTTCTGAGTATCGACCGTGGACATCACCGTACCCGCCAGCATGGCGATCATCACCGCACCCGCCGCAGCCAGTGGAGCGCCGATTGATTTGAATTTCTCGAATGTCGGAGCAAGAGCTTCCGCCTTAGTCCCGAGCGTTGTAATAGATTGACCGATCTTGCCGAGAGCCCCGGAAGCCATATCTGTTACCCTGAGAAGTATGCCGAGTTTGAAGATGGATTCCATTATTTGCCGCCCATTCCTTTTGCGATCGCGTTGCTCATCATTATTGACTGCCGTTCCTCGATCCAGAGAGCTTCCGTGTACTGCCGCAACATCCCTTCCAGATCCTGATCCGGCTCTCGCCCGAGGTAATACCGGATCAGGACATCCATCTGCTGGAAAGGGTTTCCTTTCAGCTCCTCACGAAGCTCTACAACTTTTTTGTAGTAAAATCCTCATTCATGCCGATAGCGGCCTGCAACTCATTATTCAAAGCCACCATACGACCAGGGTAATCTTCAAACTCTTTTTCCAGCTCGGCAGCACTCGGCGCAAGCGCCTTTTCCATAATGAGGTTATTGACTGCCTGTACAATCTTGCCCTTACTGGTAGAGGCAATGAAGCGGGTCATATCGGTTTTATTCGGCTTCAGAAAGTAATATTTACGATCATCCTCGCCAGTCAGTTCCAGAACCTTCTTATCTGCTTTTTGTGCATCAATTACAGCCTGGGGAAGCGTTTTGCTCATGTCTGTCTCCTTTTTTCATAATTCATAATTCAAACTTCATAATTCATAATTCAAACTTCATAATTACTTCTACAGCGCCGGCATGCCGCCCCACTTGATCGGTTCCAGAATTTTCAGGTCATACTTGCGCTGGCCGACATTGTCATCGCCCTGTTTGGCGCTCGTGCTGGTTTTGGTGATCTTGCAGAGCGGCAGCGTGTCAGTGATGGTCGGTTGCCCGTCCGGGGCATAGGATACGGTGATGGCGAACGGGGCGGAGTCATAGACGGAGCCATCGAGCGCAACCGTCAAGCGGTCGGCCTCATCCAGATCCAGCTCGATCTTGCCGGAGGCCTTGTAGTTTTTCCGGCCATAACCACGGGGCAGGCTCCCCTTGCCGTATCGCTCCTCGACCGGGCGCTCGTCATCGTAATCAATGTTACTGACACCGATGGCGACCCCGCTGGGGAGCAGTATTTCAATTGATTCCCAGTCATACAGATTGCCGTTTATCATCTTGCTTCTCCTTGTACGCCCCCCTTCACAAAAGGGGGGCAGGGGTGAATTTAATTACTGCAGCCGGGGATCAAACGCGCCGCCAGCATAGGTGTAACTGGCAAAGAGCTTGATCTTGCGGATGATCGGGATGCCGATCAGGGTCATCTCCACGGCCACGCCGTTATTAACGATATCCTGGCCGGCAGGGATTACCACCTGGTGGGCGGCCAGCTCTGTCGGGATAGCCTTGACCAGAGTATTGAGCGCGTTCTCGATACTGACCTGCAGATATGCCAGCCCGCCAGCGCTTGCGCCGAGAGTCGGATCACCCGCTTCGTCATACATCGATTTAAGTGCTGCTATCCGGCTCTTGCGGACAGCCTTGAAAACGACCCGCAGCACGGTGAGAAACTGATAGTCGCTGGTCACATCGGCCATGGTGCGCTCATCGCCGAAATAGACGCCGGAGAGCCCGGCATAACGGCGGCAGGTAATGTAACCGGCCCCTTCCAGAGTTGCCTGATGCGCCTCGGTATAGAGGCTCGTCAGGGAGAGCTGGGAGAGCGGCCCATCCTTAACCCGGCCCAGGGCGCGCATGACCGGAATAGCCAGCAGCCGGCCAGCAGCCAGACCGGCAGCAGAGCGAGTCAGGCGCTTGCCGGTTGAGTCCGAAATCTCGCCATAGCCTGAAACCACGGCAACAAAGCGATGGGCAAAACCCTGGCGCTCCAGGACAAGAGCAGCAGTCCAGGCATCGATTGTTTCCTCTGCACCCGGCAGGCGGCTCTCAGCCAGAAAGAAGGTCGGGCGGTGAGCGTTCCAGAGTTCATCCGCCTTGACGCCGAGCGCGGCCCAGTCGCTGGAATCGGAGGGGCCGACAATATAGACAAACTCGACATCGTAAAGCGACAGGGGCGTTTCCAGGGCATCAAGTACTCCGGACACGGTTGCAGCCGGGGCGATAACCTGAAAGGTGTAGGTTGTGCCGGCCACAGCCGGATCTGCCGGATGTGTGATAACTACACCGGTAGTGCCGACTGCAATCAGGCCGTCAACCGGCACGGTTTTCACCGCGCTCCAGGAGTCGCCTCCATCAAGAGTTATTTGATAGGTCGCCACATTGAGCGCGCCGGAGGCGATGATCTTCAGCTGCACATCGGCAGCGGCCAGAACCGTACCGGCTGCGGTAACAACCGGGCCAGCGCCAACCTTGGTAATAGCGCCGATGGTTCCGACAACATCACCGGCAACCGGCACGGCGATAACCACGGCTCCCTGACCGGCAGCCGCAAAAACATCGCGGAGCTGATCAACCAGCGGGCCGACGCCGAGCAGCCCCTCCAGATTAGAGGATTTGCCGAGCAGATAGCCCGCGCCAACCGTGCCCAGGGAGCAGACACCACAGACGATCGCGGCCCCTTCGACGCCACCCGGCGCAAGGCCGCTTGTTCCATCAACCAGAAATTCAAAAACGTCATACATAGAAATTACCTCCGGTAATTTGGTTCGGGGCTCGGGGTTCGGGACTCAAGGTTAAAGACTTTACCCCCAGCCCTGAGCGCCGAGCCCTTAGCCTGTTTAATTCCTGCCCGCGCCCATGGGCTTGCGGATGTACGCGGTCATAGCGCTTTCAAACTCGCTGCCGGTCAGCTGCTTGCCTTCCACCCAGCCATTGGCCCGGCACATTCCGGCCAGGGCATGGCCAGGCATGGCCCGTTCAGCGGCCAGCTCCGTTACGGGCTGCAGCTTTTCCTGGGCTTTCGATTTCGGCGCTACCATGCTGGTAGGGGCTTCATTTTCCTTGGACATCTCGAATCTCCTTTTATTGGTACTGCGGATTAAACTCCACGCCATCTATCAATGCTTCGGTTCTACCGGTCTGCACGCCGCCATTGAACTGCACCCGGACAATCCCCAGGGGCGGACGATTCAGCAGGCGCTCCCGTTCCGTGTCACTATCCCACGGCTTGGCAATATCCTGCGGTTCGATCAGGATGACACTGTCATCGCTGTCGAGAATATGGTGATACCCTGCCACCGCCTCTTGTAGCTGTTCGACCATGCCGGTATATTCCGCAGTCCCCCAGAGATCATCTTCAGGGGCGAAAAGGAGTATCCGGAAAACTATCTCCCGGTTGAAGCGGCGGCGCAGCAGCGTCTGGCTGCACTGTCTGGCTTCCGTTTCCGTGGCCGGGATGATCGTGCGGCTCTTGCCGATCAGCCTGCCGTTCTTGCGGCTGCGATCGACCAGCGGCAGGCAGGCGACGGCATATTCGTTATCTTTAAGGAAGTCCCTGGGGAGATCGCGAAAGAAGAGCGTCCGGTTCGGTTCCAGCGCCGTGTACGGCTTGCTGTACCCATCCGGGAGGGTGAGCCCCTGGAGACGGTCAATCAAAAATTGTCGGCATGCCTGGATCATTTCTTGAACACCTCGATTGCAATTCCCTTCAGTGCTTCGCCGATCCCCGCCTTCATTTCGTTAAAGGTCGGCTTCCACAACTTACGCGCCGGAATCTTCTTACCGTCATCATCGGGCTGCTCGTGAATCAGGGCGATATCGGTAACATCCGCGCCGTCCTTGGTTTTCACTCCCCGCTTCACCCCGACCGCGCCGGAAAAACTATCTTCCTGGTGAGTGGTGATGTTCTGATACATCTGGTTAGAGGCGCGGAGGATATCCTCAACCCCTTTGTGTTTCTTTTTCTTGGCTTTAAGATATGCGGGATTTAGTGGATCCCAGCCAAGATCCTGCTCGTCAATATGGTTGAGAACTTTTGCTTCGATCTTTTTCAGCTGCCTGCCGATGGTGCGGCGGGATTCGCTTTTCAGCTTCGGACTGGCTTCGTTCAGCACTCGCTTCAAGGCTGACCAATGGCCGGTCAATTCGACCGACCGGCTCAACGGTGCACCGTCAACTGCGCCAGGATCGGCAGGCCCCGGAAAACGCCTTTATCGGTAATCTTCACCAGAACATGCCGCTTTCCCTGGAATACCAGTTTGTCATCCTCACCCATCAGCAGCTTGTCAGTAATCGGATCTACCAGGCCCTTCTCGGCCAGGTAGTCGCGGTTGAAGCTGACCAGGTAGCGCTCCACCGTTTCGCGGGATGATTCCTGGAGATACGCCTCGCCATGGGCAGCGCCATCAATGCCGCTCCCCTCCGGACTCCAGCCACAGGTCAGTTTGATCTCCTCCCCGGATTTGCGCTGCAGGATTACCGGAGTCTTGTGGAATGTGTCAGTCACGTCCCGTATGGCAGCGCGGAAATCGTCAACACTCTCTTGATCGAACAGGTCACTCATTCCACGATCACCATGGCAACGCCGCTGTCGGTTGCCGTGCCCAGGGCCGCTTTCCGTTCAGTTATCGAGACTATCAGCGTGCTCTCCATCCTCTTAAGGAAGTCGAGCTTGTCGGCAAATTTAGCCTTGCCAGCGCCATCCCCTTCAGCTTCGGCGATCGCCTTTTTGTACTTTGACATCGCCGGGAGAATCAGCGCCTTTGCCGCCAGATCGGCAATCAGCGATTTCTGCCTGGTGGAGAGCGCTTCCTCTGCCGTGCCTTCATAACCGGCATCGGCGATCGCCTCCTCGATAACGACCGCCAGGGAGGCGGCAAATAATGCCGCCTCGTCTGGGAGTCTGTTACGAACCATGTCCAGAATGGTGGCCATGATTACTGCTGGGTGAAGACGTAGGCAGCATCGGTAAAGATGCGGCTGAAGCCGAGCACGTTGCTGATGACGGTTTTTTCGAGCTGCTTGTCGATGACCTTGTCAGTCTCGATCAGTTCAGCGCCGGACTCCTTGACCAGTTCAAGGGCGGCATTCTTTGCCACGGCCACCAGCATCTTGTCGCCCAGAGTGGTCTCTGTCCAATTGAAGCGCTTCAGGTCGTTACCGAAAGCCGGGGCGATCTTGCCGCTTTTGGCGGTGTCGAACAGGAGCGGGTCTTTAAACTCATTCAGGTTCAGCATGGTTTTCAGGAGCGCCGTTTTGGCGGTCCAGACCGTTGCTTCCCAGGTTTCCATGTTGAGGAAGAAATTAAGCAGCGCCTCATAGGAGAGAGCGGCGGCATTAGTTGCCGGAGCGGCATTATTATTGCCGTCGCCATTAATGATGTTGTACATGGCATAAGCGACATTACGCTTTGCCAGGCGCTGGCCGATCAGCTGCATGTGAATGGCGAGGAGCGGCAGCTTCATGCGGCGGAGAACTTCATAGCTGACGTCCAGGCTGATGCCGAGTTTTGCCAGCTTGATGGTGTTTTTCCCGGTCGCGATTGAAACAGTCGGGAAAGGAGCGCCTTCAGTGACTCGCTTGAAATCGATCTTCTTGGCATCGAATTCAGCATTGACCGACTCATAGACACCACTGTCGATAGTGGTTGTGGTTGCAATCAGTTCTTCCAGGGTAAGATCGAACCGGCCCAGCCCGGCGATGCCGATGCGAACGTTGCGGTTGATGAACTCAGGGAAAAGAACTGAATCTTCACTTGTCCGGTAAAACTTCTCCACCGTGTCTTTTCTCAGGTTGATGTCCCGCTCCATAAGCTGGAACTCGAAAGCGTCCAGACCTTCAACTGTCGAGGGGGACTCGATAGCCAGCAGTTCGGAAAAGGTCACCCCCTGGTTACGGGCCTGTTTGTACATCTCTTTTTGCAGTTCTACAGCCATGACTATTACCTCCGATGAATGTGTGAATGTGAATATCGTTAATGACGCGTTAAAGGTGAATTAAAGCCCTACCCGAGGTCTATGGTCAGAGTTCCGGCACCGGCATCCTTACTGACAACCCAGAACTTGCGGCCAACAGTCGCATCAGTTCCGCCTGCCAGGTCGGTTTTCGCCACGGCCACAACCAGGGCTGCGCCGGTTGATGCACCGGTATTGGCGACGGTGACCAGATCGGCAGCGGCGCTTGCTTCAACAGCGGCCTTGATCTCGGCAGCGGTGGAAGCAATGGCGCTGGCCCCGTCCGTGGCGCAGGTGACATTGATGTCACGACCAACCACGTCGACCGAGAGAGCAACGTTGTTGCCTGCCGGGTCGATCATCGTCAGAGTGATGTC